GTCGAGAAAACTACGGGAGACGAAGAGTTTGCTTCTTTGATTCGAGCTAGAGGCTGTGATTTGGCCGTCCCTATTCTAGACTTGTTTGGTGAGTGGGTAGCTGTCTACATGAATACTAGCGGCAACAAGATCACGATCACTATCAATGACTTGGGTGGTGTCGAGATTCGCGTGTTGGACGCGTATGTCGCTAAGCGAGTCCAATTGAAATACGGGATCTCCGATATGCCCATTTTACTGGAATTCATGGACCTTCTTCCGGAGTCTGAATTTGTTGAGATGTTGAAGGATTTCGATGATCATATTCGAGTTGGTTCTGTGGGAGATGATGCAGTACTGTCCACCGACATTGAAACCTTCGATCTTGACTTCATTTCCAGTTACTTTAAGAGTCGGGGCGTTACGATCACCGGAGCTTCAAAGAATGACGACAACACAGTCGGAATGAAAATCACAGAGCTCCAGATGTGTAAACGAGGAGTTAGATGGATGGAAGAGGCTCAGCGCATCGTGGGACCACTTGATGAAATTTCCATACTACGCTCTTTGCATTGTCGGCTTCCGTCGAAAGAGGATCAGGACGTGATCGAGGCGAATTGTATGGACAAGGCCCTCGAGGAGTACATGTTGCACGGTCGACAAGTTTTCGACGATCGGAAGGATAAGTTGAAAACTGCTGTGTTGCAAGCAGAGAGAATGGGATTGCATTCGGCAACCTTCTCGAAAACGTACGACGATTATGTGGAATCTTTTTTGAAGAGATTTCCAACGACCGATTGTACAAGAACGCCTTTTGATCCGTTCATAAAAGATCAAAATGGACTGACAAACCTGCAGGAAGCAAGAGTTGTCCGAGAGAGTTCACGATTACGGAAAGTTCCTTTGAACCATGGTGCTTTACGCTTAACTCTTCTCGTTTGGTTTATGTGTACGGGCTTGATCCAGTCCCTACACCATAATTTCAGGATTTCGAACCAAAATACAAACACAACGATGGCTCCTATCGAGGAGCAACAACAAAACGTTAAGCTATTTCTTTCCGACAGTTTGGTGGACTCGGCTACGGCTTCCCATTCTAACCAGCCCGCTTCCAGGACAGTAGCAACACATGATTCTAGTTTGGATATGATTGAACGCCCAGTGAAACTGTTCACCGTAGCTTGGAATACTGGGGAAGCACTTTTCACCGATTTCAATCCCTGGTCCCTCATGTTCAACTCAGATGTGATCAAGTCTCGATGTCAGCATTACCGGCACTTTCGCGCTAATTTGCGTTTAACTGCTACAGTAGAAGGTACCAATTTTCACTATGGAGAGTGCTGGCTCGTATACAATATGCTTAGCAGATCGGATAATTTCATACAATTCGCTAAAGGAAACACTGCCGACTTGGTAGAAGCTTCACAAAGACCTCGTATTTCGATCAAAGCCAGAGGTTCCCAAGGTGGTGAATTATTGCTTCCATTCGTATTTCCGAGAGACTTTGTCGACTTGACAAGCGCCGAGTTTGATGTCTTGGGCACTGCCACTCTTGCTTCGGTCGTTCCTCTAGCGACTTCGAATGGTCTCGTCTCTCCATGTCGTATTACGGTTATGGGGAAGTTCGAGAATGTTGAACTGTACACGCCCACGTCGCTGAGATTAGGAGAGATTGAAGAT